CTTGCCCTAGTCAAGCTCGAGGCCAGAAACGACAAAAACCACCAGCACTTATACGTCCACCTACCAGACCGCACCGTGGTCTATGACGCATCTGCATCAGAGGCATTGGGTGAGCAAGTTTGGTTCACCCTGACCACCACTTTGTCAGGATTTGCCCAGTACCGCGCACGAAACATCGTTTGGGCGTATGACAAATGGCTCGTGGGCGACCCTCAATCAAGCAATATCGGCTATTTAGTGCAAGACACCGGCCACCACTGGGGCGAGCAAGTGCGCTGGGAATTTGGCACGCTCATTGTCTACAACGAAAGCAACGGCGCAATCTTTAACGAACTTGAGTTGGTTAGTCTTACCGGCAGCGTGGCTCTAGGAAAGAACCCACAAATCAGCACCAGCTACAGCGTGGACGGCAAGGCCTACAGCCAAGACCGCAGCATCAGCGTGGGAACGATAGGGTCCAACAAACGCTTGGCGTGGTTCCAGCAAGGGCATATGCGCAACTGGCGCATTCAGCGATTCCGTGGGGATAGCGATGCCCACATCTCATTCATCAGACTTGAAGCTCAGATTGAGCCATTGGCGTACTAATGGCTACTCAATCCCGCAAGTTAAATTTAACCCGTGACCAGCTTGCGGTGTTTCTTGGCGACCAGCAGCAAATCAGACAGTTCGAGTTGTTATTTGCTACCTTAAACGAAATCGCTAATCAGAATGTTACTGCTGGCCAGGTCTACGCAGGCCCAGAAAGCGGCGGCGCAGCACCACCAGTCTTTCGAGCGCTTGTTCAATCCGATATTCCAGCGGAAGCCCTCACCAAGACAGACGACACTAACGTAACGCTTACGCTGGGCGGCGATCCAGCCAATGCTCTGCTGGCAGCGGTATCGCTCACCCTTGCATGGGCAGGACAGCTTTCCGTTCTCAGGGGCGGCACGGGTCAAACTACATACACCGATGGCCAACTGCTGATTGGGAATACCACAGGCAACACCTTGACCAAGGCCACGCTGACGCAGGGCGCAAACATTACCATCACTAACTCGGCAGGAGCAATCACTATTGCAGTTAGCGGCCTTGGCACAATGGCATTTAAAAACATCGGTGCATCTGGGTCATTCACGACAACCGATTTAAAGACCGTCACCGTGGTCGAAGGAATTATTACCAGCATTGTTTAAGGAGCACAGCATGAAAAATTTTATGGTTATCCCCAAGGGCTTTGCAGGCCTTCCGATGGAAGAGGAATTTATCACCACTGCAGAGAACAAAAAGAACTACGCCATTGCGGTTCAGGACTGGAACTACGGCCCTGAAGTGCCAACGAACGAACCAGGCGCAAATAAAGAGTTCTATGTGGGACTGGCCGAGGCTATGCAGTGCGATGAGAAGGACGCACGGCGCAAGCATTGCTCAAACTGCGAGTATTACGACAACAGCTTCATGACCCAAGTCAGGATTGAGCGCATCCCACTGGCAACCTATGACAAAGGCGCAGGCTTTCGTGGGCACTGCGAAAAGCTGAACTTCATCTGTAACGATATGCGCGTCTGTCAAGCCTGGGAAGAGCGCGAATCCGAGATGGATTGACGAAATGCTGAAATGTGCGAAAATCAATCCGCTGAGTTATGGCATCCAGCGGCCTTTCCTTTATTGGAGTGTCTGATGAATAATGTCGTTGTTCGGGATGTACCAGCAGAGCATCTGCCGGTTTATCGCTTGGAGGCCGAGCTGCTGAAGCTGCCCCAGGTGGAAATGCCGGTTAATCACGCTTTCTGCTCTGGTCTCTACGCTCGCACAATGCACATTCCCGCTGGCACTGTTTTGACCGGAGCAGTTCACAGAGAAGAATCGTTCTTCTTGGTGCGCAAAGGCAGTTTGATAGTCAGCACAGACACTGGCCCACGCACCGTTGGACCAGGCGACATGAGCGTATCAAAGATCGGTACAAAGCGTGCTGGGATTGCATTGACTGACGTTGAAGTGACAACATTTCACGCCAACCCAACCAACGAACAGCAACCTCAGGCGCTGTGGGACTTGTTCACCATTCCATCGCCAGCCCTTGCTGCTGTGCAGCCTGAGCACTTGGAGCAATCAAAATGACATTCGGACTATCAGGAGCAGCAATTGCTGGAATTGCAATCGGAGGTGCAACTCTACTTTCTGGAAAAGCACAGGCTGACGCAGCATCAAGTGCAGCTTCTACGCAAGCAGGAGCAGCCCAAGCAGGGATTGAAGAGCAACGCAGGCAATTTGATGCAGTTCAGAAACTTCTAGCGCCTTATGTCGCTGCGGGAGCACCTGCACTAGAACAGCAACAAGCATTTTTAGGACTACAAGGGCCAGAAGCAGAGCGTGCGGCTATCGAGCGAATCCGTGGTGGTGAAACATTCCAAGCACTATCACAACAAGGTGAAAACGCACTTCTGCAACAAGCATCGGCAACTGGTGGATTGCGTGGCGGAAATATCCAAGGCGCATTGGCTCAGTTTCGTCCACAACTCTTGTCCAGCCTCATTGAGCAGCAATATGGTCGTTTGGGTGGCATGACATCGCTCGGCCAACAATCCGCAGTTGGTGTTGGTAATGCTGGAATGCAAACAGGAGTAAACGTCTCCAATCTTTTGGGACAACAGGGTGCAGCACAAGCTGGAGGTGAAATTGCACAAGGAAAAGCATATTCAGCAATCCCGCAAGCAATCTCTAGTGGCCTTGGTTTCTTTGGCGGACTAGGAGGGAAATTCTAATGCCAGCACCTATTGACTACGGCGTCCAAATCGCTGACCCGACACAAGCCTTCTTAGGCGCTTTCCAGACTGGTGCGAGCATTCGAGAGGCTGGCTTAAAGCAAGAGCAGCAAACGCAACAAGCTGCACAGCAAAAGCTAATCCAGCAAGGATTTGAAAAGCTGCGTGGGCCAAATGCAACCGCTGCCGACTATGCCAACCTTTCCATGATGCTGCCAGAGACGCAAGCAAAAGCTGTGCGCGAAAGTTTCAGCATGTTGTCAGGTGAGCGTCAGAATGCAGCACTGCAACAATCTGGACAAGTATTTTCAGCATTCAAAGCAGGAAAGCCAGAGATTGCTATCGGATTGCTTGACCAGCAGATTGAAGGCAAGCGCAATTCTGGAGACGATGCAGGCGCTAAGTTTTTGGAGACCTGGCGCGATGTGGCCAAGGAAAACCCCAAGGCTACCGAGGATTATTTTGGCTTTACTATCTCGCAAATGCCTGGTGGTAAAGACGTTATCAGCAGCGCCATATCACTCAGCCAAGAAGGAAGAGCAGCAGGCAAAGGCCCAGATGAGCAACGAGAGGCAGTTGCAAAAGCAGACAAAGCCGTTGCAGACGCAGTTACCGCCCAAGCTACTGCTACTAATGCAGCAGAGAAGGCAACCGCTGACGCAGCTAAAGCAAAGGCAGACGCACAGAAAGCAGCAGTTGATGCCAAGTACGCAGAAAAGTTGGTGATTGCAGACCTTGAGAAAAAAGCTACCGATCTTGGATTGACAAAGGCCCAGACCAACTCAACAATTGCTCAGACCCGCAAACTTGGAGCAGAGACTTCAAAAATCGTGCTTGAATTAGAAGCACTTAAAGCCACTGGTGGCGTTGACCCAGCCAAAGCATTTGACCAAGAAGAGAAAATCCGCAAAGAGTATCAAGGTCGCACAAAGGTCTACAACGAGCTTATCCCCACCTTCTCCAACATCAAATCATCTGCCGAGGCTAAAACTGGCCCTGGTGACATTGCCTTGATTACCAGCTTCATGAAGATGCTAGATCCAGGCTCGGTGGTTCGTGAGACTGAATTTGCAACGGCCCGTGACACTGCTGGCCTATACACAAGACTTGAAAACAGTCTGAAAAAGGCAGAAAACGGCCAGTTTTTGCAGCCAAACCAACGAACCGAATTTGTCAACCTTGCCAAGCAATATCTGGACTCAGCCCAGAAAAAAGCAGACGAGGAAAAGAAGCAGCTTTCTGTGGTGGTCAAGAACTACAAGCTCAACCCTGAAAACGTATTTGGGCCTGAGACTGCCGCACCAGCGCCAACGCCATTGCCAGCCAGTGCAACAATTGGAGGCAGAACTTACACAAGGCCGGCCACATTCACTGATGCGCAATGGAGCGACTATCTCAAAGCTAATGGGGTTATCCAATGAGTCCAGAAGAATGGTTGGCATCACAGACTAAGCAAGCTGCGCCAGCAGCTCCTATGGCTACAGCACCTGCTGCGGCGCCTATGTCTCCTGAACAGTGGGCGGCATCACAACAGCCAGCACCAGATACAACCCTCACAGGCCTTTCAGGTGCAGCCACCAGGGGATTAGCCTTGCCTGTCGCTGGGGCGCTTGCTGGCGCTGCTATGGGTGCTCCCTTTGCTGGTGTCGGTGCAATCCCAGGCGCCATTGCCGGTGCTGGCGCGGCCACCCTTGCAGGCATGGTCGGCGACCCCATTGTCGGTTCGATCAACAGCATGTTTGGCACTACCTACACGTTGCCCACCGATGCGCTGCAAGACCTTCTAACCCGTGTCGGAGTGGCCGAACCCAGAACAGCCGCCGAGCGGATTGTCCAGACTACCGTTGCTGGTGCAAGTGGCGGCGCTGGCGGTGTGGCTGTAGGTAAAGCATTGGAAGCTGCCGCAACAGGTCCAGTTGCTCGTGAGGTTGGTCGCATGATGGCAACCACGCCAGGCCTGCAAACACTGACAGGTGGAACGTCTGCTGCCGCTGGTCAAGTAGCAAAAGAAGCAGGAGCAGGCCCTGTAGGGCAGATTGTGGCAACCGTAGGCGGCGGTCTTTTACCATCCGTTCCCTCAACTGTTAAAGCCGTTACCAAACAAGTTGCAAAAGCTATTGCGCCTAAGGGCGCTGGCATCCGTGACCAGATTGAACCAACATTCACAGAATCGGTGCAAAGCATCAAAGCTACCACAGGCGAAAAGGTTGCAGACATTCTTGCTCTCCCAAGCAGTC